TAACAGAATTCGGAGCAGCAAATGAACAGGTTAAGCTTTTAACTGAACTTCTAGAGGCCGCCGCACTTCAGAAATTAGCAACCGGCGCTGACATTTCTGAAACTTTTGCTGGGCTCCTCACAGGAGTAAGAACGGGAGGCCTGGGTGCTTTTGTTGATTTACCCGGATTTGATTTAGAGAGAAAAAGAGAACGAGAGTTTAAGCTTGCAGTGCAAGACCCCGGTGACCCAACCGGAAAAATCGGGCAAGCACAAAGACAGCAGGAAGTGTCAAATATTTTAAAAAGTTTAATGCAGGAATTGAGGGCGGCGGCCTTTGCCGTTAGCCCTGAGCTTGTTGGTGTGGCGGTAGGTAAAGAAATAATCATAGAGGCAGCAGAAAAAGCTGCGGAGGTCGCTACTATCGCAGGCGTTAAGGCCGCGCTTGCCGCAATTAAATCAATTACAGATACAGGTGACGTTATTCCTGATACTGGTAATTTATTGCTTGATGAATCAAAAACTGGTGCTTTAGGATTGATTCATCAAAGTATTAATAGGATGAGACAAAGACAACAAGAAAGGGTTAATACAGTCAATAATAAGGATAACACAATTAATAATAGGGCTAATATAGTCAACAATATTGAGGTAAATTCAGTATTTCACATAAATGAATCTACGAACGCAAAAGAAACTGCCGAGATAGTTGATAAAAGAATATTAAAAGTAATTGATGATGCAAGTTTTCAAGTCCAAGGCAGTGGTGAGCAGCGATGAGCTTTGGCAATCTTTTTGTTGACCTGCCAAAAATCGGCACTATCGAACTTGATGCTTCTTTAAATGAAGAGCATGACTTTGATACTCGCATATCAACAAATCCAACTGAAGACGGAGTTGAACATGCTGATAATATAATTTTGTTGCCAGTTGTTTTATCAATGACAGCGCGTGTTTCTGATGCTTCAATGATTCCGCTTGTACCGTCTTTTGGCAGCAAATCAATAGATGCTTATAATGCTCTTGTTGAATTACAAACAAGCAAAACACTTGCTGATGTGACTACTGGAATACGAACATATGCAAATATGTTTATTAAAAGAATTTCTGTGCCAAGACAATCAACCGATGGTAATTCACTTAGATTTGAAATGACCTTTCAAGAGCTTTTAATCATTGGCGATAATTCAGAAAACAACCGTGAACTTATTTCTGCTGATGTGATTCATACTGCATTGCCTGAAAATAATGCAAATGTTGTTCAGAAGGTTGCCTTGTGAGCGTTTTTAATATACCAATACAGAATAGGACGGATGCAAACAGATTAACTGTCGAACTGTCAGGTGTGTTTTATGAGCTAAGATTTTTATTTAATGCTAATGAATCACTATGGTATATGAGCATTATTAAAGATTCTATTGAGATAATTTCAGCAATCAAACTTGTTTCTGGTGATAATCTATTGTCACAATTCAGGGCTTATGATATTCCCGCTGGAAAGCTATTTATTGAAGATAAAGACGGATTATATTCAGACCCAAATGAAGCAAATTTTGGTGAGTCGGTTTTTTTAAGATACGACGATGAATTATAAACGCGCAATAAGGCTTGAGTTTGAAGGTGCAGATATTGACCCGATAACTGATTTACGTATTGCTTTTGATGTTTCAAAAGCTGATGGTGGCGCATTTAATAAAGGTAAAATATTTATTTATAATCTCAGGCCGTCATCAAGATATGGTTTATTAATCGCAAGAATAAAAGATGAGGTTGATGATGAGCCGGTAATAAAAGTAAGATTGTTTGCTGGTTACGAGGGAAACCTGAAGCTATTAATGTCAGGCGATATTCTTATTTCAAAGAATACAAAATCAGGAACCGATTGGATAACTGAAATTGAAATATGGGCTGGATTAACGGCAGCGACAAAAGCGACTGTTGTCGAGCACTGGGATGGTAAAACGCCAGCTCTAAATATAATCAAAGCATTGTTACAGCCATTGTCGCCATTAATGCATGTTAGTTATACCGAGGCCGCGCTTGATGCGTTAGAAGGGCAGTCATACGTTGATTTTTCAGAGTCAGGCATGTCAATGGTGGTAGCCAGAAGATTTTTGAAACGATTTGATCTTGATGTATTAATTGAAACAGATGGTAAAATGATTGTATATAAACAGGACGAACCAATTGACCCGGATAAATCTGAGGATTCAACCAATAGATTTAGCCTTGATAATGGTCTGATTGGTTCACCAGTAATTACCCGTGTTGGCGTTGATTTTCTTGCGTTATTAAGACCTGAGATTAACTTATTGCAAAAAGTTTTTGTGCAATCAAAAACAATTAACGAGACATTACAAAGGGATGAAAATTTAACTAATGAATATTTTGTAAAGGGCGTTCGTCATTTTGGGGATACACATGAAGATGAATGGTTTACTGAAATATCAGCTCATTATCCATTAATATAATGACAGATTTAGCAGAATTAATAACAGAATCATTTAATAAGCTCATATCTGATGTACATGTGTGCCTGCCTGCTGAAATATTAAAATATGATGCAGATACTATGCTGTGTTCTGCTCAGCCTTTAATTCAGCGCAGGTTTGAAAAGTCTGATTCTGCAATAAAATATCCAGTTATAAACAAAGTGCCGGTTGTTTTTCCGCGAACCGCAACCGCAATGATAAGACTGCCAGTGACAATAGGCGATATTGTCATGCTGGTATTTGCAGATCATGAAATATCAAATTGGGTGAATAGTAATGGCACATCAGTTGAGTATTTGGATAAACGGTATCACCACATTAATGATTGTTTTGCCATTATTGGCGGTTATCCTGCTGGTAAGAAACACACTGCCATTAATCCTGATGCTCTTGAGATTATAGTTTCATCAGGAACAAAGGTGACTATTGGCAATGAGGCTGATGAATTGCTTGCCATTGCTCATGCTTCATTTTCTGAGTTGAAAACACTTACTGATAGACTATCAGATACTTTAACAAATATTGCAGCTTTAACGGTCACATGTACAGGCCCCGGCAATCCAAGTTCTATACCGATTAATTCAGCAACATTTACTGCAACAAAGACACAAGTTGATGCAGTTGCAACTGCTGTGCAATCAGAGTTAAATAAGCTCTCAAATATCAAGGTGTAACATGGATTTAAAACTAGACAATCTGACAAATGATATAAGTCTTTCATTTGGTGATTTGGTAACTGTTACCGGATTGGCAGAAGCTGGCCAGCGAATTAAGGACAGGCTTAAAACATTTAAAAATGAATGGTTCTTGAATCTATCATATGGCATTGATTACATCGGAAAGATTCTTATTAAAAATCCACGTACAAGCGTCATTGCCGCGCATGTCAGGTCTGAAATATTAAAAAGTGCGAAGGGTGAAATAACCTCATTTTCTGCCGAATTTGACAATAGAGAGCTTAAAATAGAATATAGCCTGATTGTTAACGGCGAATCATTAACTGATGAGGTAACTTTATAATGCCTTTTGGATTAACTTCAAGCGGTTTCATAATCAAGAGACTTGTTGACATCAAGTCAGAACTTGAATCTTTATACAGAGCTGTTTTTGGTGCAGGTATAAAGACAACTGATGACACTGTGTTTGGTAAAATAATTGGAATACAAGCAGAGCGTGAAGCTGCTATTTGGGAGCTTCTGCAATCACTTTATAATGCTGCTTATCCAAACTCTGCTTCAGATATTCAGCTTGACAGAATTGGTGAGATAACAGCGATTGTGAGAAATGGTGCAACAGCATCAACAGTTGTTGCTTACATGTCTGGTACTCCTGCAACAGCAATACCTGCTGACACACTATTTTCTGTGCAAGATTCTGAAGAACAATTCAAGACTCTTGCTCTTGTGAGTTTATCAGGTGCAAATTTTTCAATCTCATCAATCACATCAGCAGCAGGTACTGCAACAGCAACTTCTGCTGCTGCTCATGATCGAGCAGTGAACAGCTTTGTGTTCATCAATAACGCTGTTGAGACTGAATACAATGGTCTTGTTCAGATTTTAACTGTACCAACAACAACAACATTCACTTATGCGATAACTGGCACACCTGCAAGCCCTGCAAGCGGTTCTATTGATGCAGACCCTGCAACTGCTGTTGCTTGTGAGTCAGTTAATCTTGGCTCAATAGAGGCTCTCTCAGGCACACTCACAAATATTGTGAACAATATCTCAGGTCTTGATAGGGTTGACAACTATCTTGATGCGGTGAAAGGCAACAATGTTGAGACTGACGCAGAATTCAGAACAAGAAGAATAAATGCTCTTACAGGTATTGCAGCAGCAAGACTTGAAGGCATACGCTCTTTCTTATTGTTAGTTGAAAATGTTACAAGTGCAAAAGTATTTGAGAATGATGACTCAACAGTTGATGTTGACGGAAGACCGGCGCATTCAATTGAGTGTCTTGTTTTGGGTGGTACTGACCAAGATATTCTTGATGCTGTATTCGATAGAAAAGCAGCAGGAATTGAAACTCATGGCTCTGTTTCAGGAACTGTAACTGATAGTCAAGGAGTCAGCCACACAACAAAATTCTCAAGACCGACTTCAATAAGTATTTGGCTTGAACTTGATTTGACAATTGATGCTGATTATCCTGTTGATGGTGATGACCTTGTTGAAACTGCTGTTCTTGCTCATGCAGCAACACTTGATATTGGTGATGACGTTATTGTTTACCCTTATCTGGTTTCTTCTATTGGTGATATAGTTGGTATAACAGACGTTGTTTTGAGAATAGGAACTGCTGCATCACCAACACTTGATAATAACATTGTCATTGATGATACTGAGATTGCTGCTTTTGACTCTTCAAGAATAACCATTGCACACGTATAATGACTATTAAAGATAATCAAGATTACACTGAAAAAGCAATTGCAAGATTGCC